GGTGGTGCAGGTGGCTATCGTAATTCCTTTGCCTCTGAAACTTCAGGGCGTAACAGTTCTACAGAAACTCCAATAACTCTTATTCCTGATGGTTCAACTACATATACAGTTACTGTTGGTGGAGGTGCAACTGCAGCAGCAGATGCTGCAAGAGGAAACATGGGTAATGACAGTGTATTCTCTACAATTACATCATTAAAAGGTGGTGGAGGTAATGTTTATTTCCAAACACCTGCCGCAACTGGTGGTTCAGGTGGTGGTGGTTCATCTCTTACAAATAACAGTGATGAAAGACTAGGTAATGATGGAACAGCAAATCAAGGTTTTGATGGTGGTAATGGTTTTACAGATAAATCTGCAGGAGGTGGTGGAGGTGCAGGTTCTGCAGGTTCTAATGGTACTTTTTCAGGTGGTTCTACTGCTAATGGTGGTGCAGGAGGTAATGGTTTAGCCTCATCTATTACAGGTTCTAGTGTAACTAGAGCTGGTGGTGGAGGTGGTGGAGGTCTTAGCAATGGTGGTGCAGGAGGCTCAGGCGGTGGTGGAGCAGGAGCAAGTGCAAATAATAGTAATGGAGGTGCAGGAACAGCTAACACTGGTGGCGGTGGAGGCGGTGGCTCTGAAACAACTGGATTTAATGCTGTAGGATATGCAGGTGGTAGTGGTGTAGTAATTCTTCGTTATCCTGCTACTGCTTCAATTACTTTAGCAGGCGGTGCTACATCTGCTGCAGGAGAACAAACAGATGGTAGTGAAAAATACATACAAATTGAAACATCAGGAACAGTGAGCTGGTAATGGCACATTATGCTTTATTAGATGAAAATAACGTAGTAACAACAGTTATAGTTGGTATTGACGAAAATACAGATGGTATTGATTGGGAACAAAATTATGCTAATTTGTACAATCAAACCTGTAAAAGAACTTCTTACAATACAATAGCAAATACACATATTAATGGAGGAACTCCTTTTAGAGGTAATTATGCAGGTCAGGGTTTTACTTATGACACAGAAAATGATGTATTTATTGCACCTAAACCTTATGATTCTTGGTCTTTAGATGAAACTACTTGGACTTGGAAACCACCAGTTGAATATCCAAATGATGATAAAGGTTATATTTGGAATGAAAACACTCTTTCTTGGGATGAGGTATAATAGGAGGAATTATGGCAACAAAAGAAGACCTACAAGCACAAGCAGACGCAGAGATAGAGGCAGCAAAGCCTTTATATAAACAAGTCAACAATGAAAGATTGGAATTTTCTGATGCAGATTATGACCAAGCTAAAATTGATTTAGGTAACTCTAAATGGGAACAACAACAGTTTGGTTATATTCAAGCTAGGCAAATAGCGTATGGACCTATATCAGACCAGCTTGATATGCAGTATTGGGATGCAGTAAATGACACCACAACTTGGAAAGACCACGTAGCGCAAGTTAAAGCAGATAATCCAAAACCAAGTTAAACAATTTACATTTCAATGATATAATCTTTTCATTATGTCAGATAAACCTAATGGATTCACACAAAAAGAAATGTTGGTCTTGTTATTGGAAGGACAAGATAAACTAGACAAACGCATAGATGAACTCCACGAAAAAGTAAATACAAAGATTAGCAGACAAGAATTGAGCGGATGGCTTGTAGCAGTTAGTGCATTTATAGTCATACTCAATTCTTTAATGTGAAACGATTAAAATATTTATTATTATTTATATTACTTTTACCACTTCCAGTTTTAGCAAATGAAAATAATACAACAACAATTACTGAAGAGTTTGACGAAAATGGATGGACTTCGATTATATCGTATGACAGTGGCGGCGCGGAAAATTCAGTAACTAATCTTTATGCTGGCACATATTTATGTGATGGTTATTGCTTAGAATACAATCGTAATTCTCAAACTGGTTTTACCTTAAGGTTATGGTGGGATAGAACAGATATTCATACTTTTGCGGTGGACCTTAGCGGTTTAAACAACGACTGGGATATAAAATATATATATACAGATGACACAGATAGTGGATGGGTAGTAAACACTTTTACTCCAAATCAACCAGAACAAAATCCTTCATGGGAAGATAACGAATTTAGTTATACAGAAACATCTGGCAAGTATATTAAAGAAGTAAATTTAAACTTTTATGCAGATTACATGGGATTAGATAATATAGCTATAACATATAATAATCCACCTACAACTACTACAACTACTACAACTACGACTTCAACTACGACCACTACAACAGTGCCACCAACTACTACTACAACTACTACTACGACAGTGCCACCAACCACTACGACAACTACAACAGTTCCGCCAACCACTACGACAACTTCGACAACTACGACTACTACGACAACAACTACAATTCCATTAAGTGCAGACGAAATTGAAATACAGAATAATTATGCTGAAACTGGATTATATGAGACTAATGATGAGCGAGCAGAAAGAGAATATCAAGAATGGCTAGACAGACAACCACCAGAGCCAGAACCAGAGCCAGAACCAGAGCCAGAACCAGAGCCAATAATAGTAATAATTGATGGAGTAGAAGAAGAATATACTGAAGAGCAAATAGAGCAAGGAGATGCACAAAGAGATAAAGAAAGGTCAGCAAACGAAGATGCTTATGGGTGCTATATGACAAATGCACAAATAGAACGTGGCGACTGCGCAATTCCAGAAGAAGAAAAAATACTTGAAGAAGAAGTTATAATAGAAGATTATGACACCGAAACAGAATCAAACACAGAAGGAGAGCTTCTCGAAAATGACGATGTGGTACTTGAAATGGAATCTGAAGATGAAGTGGCAGACATCAAAGATTTTGACATACAAGAAGATTTACAAGATAAAGATATTAAGGTCATATTTGAGGATGAAGAAAGAATTGATAGTAGAGATAAAGAACCTATTGTCTTAGATGATGCAGAAATTTTTGAAGAGGATGTATTGGAAGATGACACTGAATTTATTGTTATCGAAGTTGAAGAGGAAATAGAAGATGAAATATTTGAAGAAGATTTGGAATCAGATAAGTCTGGAGATATGGTTTTACCTGAGGAGAAGGTCCTTGAAGAAAATGATGAAGGACTTGTAGAGCTTACCGAAGAAGAAATTGAAGAAGAGTTAGAAGAATTATCAGAAGTCATTGAAGAAATTGTAGAGCTGCCAATAGAAGTAACTGAAGAAGTTACTGAAGAAGAGCTAGAAGAAATTGTAGAAGAGTATGTAGAGCAGCTATCAGATGAAGAAGTCGTAGAAGTTTTAGAAGAAGTTAATGACATTGGCGTACAAAACTTAGAAGCTGCACCACAAGAAGTACAAGAAATAGTACAAGCAGTTGTTGTAGAAGCTATTGAATCAGTAGAAGAACTTACAGAAGAGCAAGTAGAAGTTGTAGCAGAAGTATTACAAGTAGAATCTACTGAAGATGTAGAAGTATATGCTGAAGCTGCTGAATCAGAAAAGAGCGTTGAAGTTGCTATTGAAGAATATGTAGAGCGCAGCGTTGCTAATGCTGATGTAGAAAATTACAACATTGCGGATGTCGTTTCAGAAGTAAACGTAGAGTTGTTCTTGGAGAATCCGATAGGTGCTATTATTGATGTAGATTTAAGCGGCATAGAGTTAACTAATATCGGAGCGGATATGCCAGATACTCAAAGAGAAAAAGCACAAGAAGTTTTTGCGCCAGTTGTATTAACACAAATAGTTGCAATTACTAGGAGAAGAATAATTTGATAAAAAAAATAACTGATTATGTAATAGATGCAATAAAAGAAACTATTGCGTTGAGCTGGACCTTAGCAGGGATGCTTATTGGGTATTTTACGTTGAGTGGCAGCGCGAAAAGCATAACAGGATTAGGTATTGTGATAACCTTAACAATATGGTTAGCAACAATCAAACTAAGAAAATAGAGTGTTGTAAGACACATATACAGAAAGGAACAGGCACTTATGTTACAATTTGTAATTCAAAGTATGGACACAGATAATGGTTGCTGCGGTGGCGGATGCTGCGGAACATAGCTAATATATTACTATGGCAAAAAAGAAACCAGCACGAAAACCATTAAGTGCAAGTACAAAGAAAACTTTAGCTGCAAAAGCAAAGAAGAGCGGAATATCAAAAGCAAAACTTGAAACAGTATATAGGCGTGGACAAGGCGCTTATTTATCATCTGGTTCACGTAATGTCAGTATGGCAGCGTGGGCAATGGGTAGAGTAAATTCATTTATTGGTGGTTCACGCAAACACGATACTGACCTTAGAAGGAAAACAAGTGCCAAAAAGAAAAAAAAGTAAAAAACGTAAAGTAAGTTACGACAAAGGCGTTCCTTCAAAATACTTATCTGGTAGCAGAAATAAAAGCACAAAAGCTGCTGAAATTAAGAGAACCGCTAAAGCATACAAAGAAGGTAGATACATAGACCTTAAAAAAGTGCAAAAATCCAGAGTAAAACAGGGTAAAAAAAAGAAAAAAAAGTGATGGAAGAAGATAAAGATTACGCAGGAAATCCTAACTGGGCAGGAGATGACTGATGGCAATAGAGTATAGAGGAGAGCGATTTAGCGGTTATAACAAACCAAAGCGTACTCCTAAACATAAAACTAAATCACATGCAGTGTTAGCTAAATCTGGAGACAAAGTTAAATTAATAAGATTTGGACAACAAGGCGTTTCTGGAGCTGGTAAAAATCCTAGAACAAAAGCAGATAAAGCAAGAAGAGCAAGTTTTAAGGCACGACACGCTAAAAATATAGCTAAAGGCAAGATGTCAGCTGCTTATTGGGCTAACAAAACAAAGTGGTAATAAACTAGAAATCAACAAATCTAATGGTATCATTACCTTAAATGTATGACGTAATTAAACGCGAAGTAGCTGGTTTAGTAGAACCAAGAAAACGTAGTTATGTTAATGAATCATACACAAAAGGACTAACAGTCCATTACACAGGAGCTGCAAGAAGTCCATCTATGAAAAACATTGATGATGTCTTTAAATATTTACAAAATATACAAAAGGACCACATGGTTAGTCGTGGATGGGATGATATAGGATATTCATTTGCTATATCAAATACAACTAATGAAATAATAGAACTTCGAGGATTCGGAGTTTATTCAGCACATTCTGGAAAATCACAAATCAATAAAACATTTTTAAGTGTTGTATGGTTAGGTGGCGTTCCAGATAAACCAAATGATAACGCAAAAGAAGCGTTAGAAAACTTAGTTGAAATTATAGAAGCTAAGTACAATAAAAAAATTATGGTAACTGGACATAGAGACCATAAAGCAACACAATGCTGCGGCACACCGATGTATGAGTGGATTACTAGCGACAGTCCTAGATGGAAAAAACCAAAAAGGAAGGTAAGTAAATGGTCGAGAAAGAAAGCAGCAAAGAAATACAAAATCATATAGACGAGTTTGTACAGGAGAAACAAAAAGACGTTATATGGAGAACGCCAAATGGCGCAAAACAATTAAATTCAGTAGTTCAATATAAAATAGACAATCCACACGTAGCAGTTAGAACATTATCTGACTATCTTATTAGAAAATGTGGATGGAGATACAGTCAAAGATATATTTTTGATTTAATAGTTCAACATGTAGAAGCAAGATTAAATGACGAATGAACTAGATGATTTTATAGAAGAATCAGAAGAACAATATAAAGTAGAAGATTTAAAAAAAACAATTACGCGTTTACATAAACAAATAGACAAAATGCGTGATAGATATGATGATTTAGAACTTGCAGTCAAGAATGCAGTCAAAGACGCAATAGCAGATATTGAAATACCAAAAATTAAAGCACCAAAAAAAGATAAAAGAAGAAAAGGCGAAGAAGTTGCAGTAGCAGTATTGAGCGACTGGCAGCTTGGTAAAATTACTGCAAGTTACAATTCTGATATTGCAGCTGGAAGAGTTGCAGAGTTTGCAGAAAAAGTAGTAGAACTAACCAACATACAAAGAGCATCTCATCCAGTCAAGAAAATACATATCTGGGCATTAGGAGACATAATAGAAGGCACTGATATATTCGCTGGGCAGCAATGGCTCGTAGATTCTGGTTTATATAGACAAATTTTTAAAAATGGTGCGACAATGATGGCAGACTTTTTACGTGTTATGTTAGCTAATTTTGAAGAAGTACACTTCGCTGGAGTTATTGGTAATCATGGCAGACTTGGTAGATTTGGTCAACATCACTATGAAGATAATGGAGATAGGTTTTTATATGAAACAGTCAGACTAATTCTTGCTGACGAAAAAAGAATTACATGGGATATTCCAGAAGGTAGAGATGGGGATAGAGCTTGGTACACAGTAGATAGAATTGGTAATTACAGTTGCATGCTTATACATGGCGACCAAATACGCGGAAGTTTAGGTATTCCATTCTATGGTGTCCGCAAAAAAGTGTTAGGATGGAAAGCAGCGGCAATGGATGGGCAGATGCCAGACTTTAAAGATGTGGCATTCGGACATTGGCATCAGCTTTATCAACAAGAATTTAATGGTATAACAGTACGTTGTAGCGGCAGTACAGAAAGTTCAAACCATTATGCGCTGGAAAATTTAGCTGCGCAAGGCAGACCTACACAAAGGTTAATGTTTGTGCATCCAGAAAAAGGATGGACCACAGTTGAATATCCAGCAGTACGACTAGGAACGAAGGAGTAAAAATGACTGGTGCAATTTATTGGAAAAATGCGCTTATCAGAGCCGCTAGAACCTTTATACAAGGTTTTTTAGGTGGACTATCCGCTAACTTAATGCTAGGTAATGAATCTGAAATACTCTACGCTGCCTTTATGGGTGGCGCAGCTTCAGCGATTTCATTATTGCAAAATGCGTTGGAAGACAGTCCTACTAAATGGGGTAACAATATACCTAAAGGGTAATGTCTTTATACGCAAGAAAACATGGAATCAAGGGTCGTAAACCTAAAAAGAATTACGACACGCGTATTTGTGAACATTATGATTGCGATATAAAGTTATCAATTTACAACAAAAAAAAATTTTGTTATACTCATACCAAACCAGTAAAACGCTGGTCTAAGTAAAAAGAAAGGTAACTTTCTATCTTTACTTTTGTGTACTAATAAATCATATCAGTGGGTATGAATTAGGACACTTATACGTGAAAACGTGTCGTAGGGGTACGATACAAAAGAAAATACCGACTATTGCTAGTCGGTATTTTTTTATCGTTAAAGGATGGTTGTCTTTTAACGTCTTTTAATTACGTACTTAATATAAGGAATCTATGAAAAAAGTCCTTATTTAGATATTAGCATACTTTTTACTAATGGTTGATGCAAATAATGTTGCATCTGCTTCTCCCATAGTATCTAAAAAGTTTTTAGCTGCGTCAAGTGTTGTTACTTGATTTAGTTCAATATCTATCAGTGTTTCATTGATTAATTTAAGTAACTCTCCGCCACGAACAGACTGCTGAATGTCCTTTAGTGCTTCTATTGCGCTATTGGGTTCGACAGGGTTGTTCGTCTGTTCAACAGTCTGTAAGTTTGTGGCGGAAATGTCAACATCTTCCATCTCTTCTTTTGTAACTCCAGCACTTAAAAGTACACGTAAACAACGACCACGTGATTTGGTCTCGCATTTTTCAAACCAATGTGGGTTGTTCGGAGTTTTTTCTACTCTAGCGTGTCCAGTGCATTTCATGTGTCCATTCAAATGAAAAGTAGTTTTAAACACGACATGATTATCAGAAATATCTATTGGTTCAGATATTAAAATACCATCTGGGTACTTCTGATTCATCTGTTCAATAAGTTCATCGACACCTACATAGTCATCGAGAAAACTATTTTTCGAGTAATTTTGATTTGCCATTATTACCATCCTTTTCTACTAACAATACTAACGCGTGTGCTATTGACAATAACAATATTGAGTTAGTATCTATTTTTTTATCTCCAAACGTTTTTGC